ATGCTGGTCGAAACCCTACGATCGGAGGCAGATTACAAGTGCCCACTTCGAATGCTGAATGGGCTTGCCAGACGTTACAACACGTCAGCGGAGAAGGTCCAGACAGTCGTCACCAGATACGGCTTGTTTGATCGCGACGACGAATGGTTCTGGTCGGAATCGTTGATGCGTCGCATGGAAGTCTACCAAGAACGCAAGCAGAAACTGCGCGAAGCAGGCAGAAAAGGTGGCATCGCCAAAGCACAGTCACAGCATCGCCAAAGCCATGCCGTAGCATCGCCAGAGCATCGCCATAGCAACCCTCTGGCATTAAAGGAAAGTAAAGGAAAAGAAAGTAAAGTAAAAGAAAGTAAAAGTGTGGAAAAGGATGTCGCGCGCAATCACTGGAAGGTTGAAAGCAATGAAGCGGTCAAGATCTACATCGAAGTCTTTCACAAGCCACTGCGACCATTCCAGCGTGACCTAATTGCACATCACGTCAAGGACAATATTCCCGCGTGGCGCAACACGTGCGAATTCTGGCATGAAGAAGGTTACAAGCCGGGCAACGTGGAAGACATGATCAAGCGCTACAAGCGATCGCTGGAAGTGGATGGGAACGAAGTCGAACGTGCGACCAACATTTCGACCGTCATGAAGCAACGGCTGGAACGCATGCAGAAGGAAGGCAACATATCACCAGATGCCGTCAAGAAAGTCTTGGCAGGTGAACTGGTCATCAAGTCGAATCCGCAAGGCTTCTACTACGTCACCAAGAACACAGCATGAACGGACTGGACGCACACGTCATCGAAGAAATCGCAGTTCGTCGAACTGGGCATACGCTTGAACAGTGGGATCGCTTAAATGACACTAAGCGCACGCAAAGTCTTGAATGGGCATACAGGCGTGTGTTAATCTTTCCCAGCGAATATCTCCGCATCATGAACAACACCGACCTAGAAGGACATGAATTCACGTGCATCATGGTTCCCACCACCATCGTGCAACAGTATCGAAGGCATGAAACCGACTACAACGAAGAAACAGGAAAACCAACCACGCACATCATCATGTACGCATTGACATCGCAACTGCGCGAAGTCGAACCAAACGTCTACACGCTATGAACACCATACACACGCCGACCGAATACGCACAGATCTTGCAATCGTATATCGCCGATGGCAAGCGGTTGCAGGACTTTTCAAAGGACTACCAGCTGGACGGACGATTCGTTTCAGCCATCGTACTACGGTTCAAGATTCAGCACACGTTTACAGGTCGGGAAAGTAAAGTGACCGAAGCCGACGTTCGTAGGTGGACAACACTTTACAAGAAGGGCAAAACAATTACCCACATATCAATGGCATGCAATTATTCAGTCAGCCTAATAAGCGCATACCTAAAAGCCTACGAAGTTCAGCAAGGCGAAACGATAGGCGTCAATCAACCGATAGTGGTAGATCCAGCGATCTACAAATACGCGGCGTTGGAAGCGGCAAACTACTGGAAGGACCGTTGCGACAAGTTTCATCGCTTTTGGGCGGACGAAGTTGAAACACCACATTTGTCGCAATGAAGCAGGAAGAACACAAACTGCAAGTGCTGATGATCAAGTACTGGCGATACACATGCAAGCCACATCAGGAATGGTGGCTGTTCGCCATACCTAACGGCGGATCACGCGACAAGGTCACAGGCGCCAAGCTGAAAGCCGAAGGCGTCAAGGCAGGCGTCGCTGATCTATTCCTTGCTTACCCAACTGGACACACCGACAGAAACATCCACGGCTGGTGGATCGAAGTCAAACACGGCAAGAACAAACTTACTATGTCGCAACAGAAATTCCGGGAAGAAATGATGGCGCAGAACTATGGCTTCGTCACCATTCGCGATCTGGATTCTTGGATGCGCTTTCTTTTAATGCTAACCCAATCACAGGAGGAAACACCATGCGAAGCAGACTTGATCCACAACCTATTTCAGGAAGAAGACGTGCGGAAGCGTTCGTCATATTCATCTTTCTGATTCCACTTCTACTGATCATCCTACTTACAGGATGGATCGACCACAAGTAACATGGCATTTGATGACGACTTGAAAGCCGGACATCGCAGTGAAGATCGCGTTCTTGACATTATCCGAAAAAAATATCCGGAGGCGGAAAGAATCGAAGGCAAACATTCACCATACGACATCATCGTTCCAGAACGGCGCATCACTGTTGAAGTGAAAGGCGACTACGTTTCGCAAAAGACTAACAACATCGTAATTGAAGTAAATCATCCGATCGGAAAGCAAAGCGGACTACTGGTAACCACAGCCGATTGGTGGGTACACGACACGGGCAAAGAACTGATATGGATCAAGCCAAAACGCATCGAAGAATGCATTACGGTCCATAACTTTCCGTCGAAAGACATCAAGGGACGGGGCGACAGGCATCCAAAGCGCGTATACCTTATTCCAGTCGACACATATCGAACATTCGCTTGGAAACCTTACGACCACAAGTGACAACAGTGACGCATGAAAGAAAGGCGCAGATGTCCGATGCGTACCTTATAAGCGACACTTCGAATCAAGCGCAACGGTGAACCACATGCCACGCAATGACACAGAACAGAACAAGGCATTGATGCTTGAAGCGCTTGAAGCATCACTGGGAATTGTGACCACAGCGGCAAGGAAGGTCGGCATTCATCGCAAGACGCACTACGACTGGATGCGCAACGATGAAGCCTACCGAATGGCTGTGCGCGACATCGACGACGTTGCCGTTGACTTCGCTGAATCGCAGTTGCACAAGCTGATCAAGGAAGGCAATCCGGCGGCGAACATCTTCTTCTTGAAGACCAAAGGCAAGCATCGCGGCTACATCGAACGGACCGAAACAGAACACATCGGAGAACCACAGGTGGTCCATGTGATCTACGAAGACGTGTTGGATGAACCAGACGAAGATTAGTCTGAAATTGCCACGACCACATCGTGCGCAACGTCAAGTCCTTCGCGAAGCCAAACGATTCAACGTGCTTGCATGCGGTCGTCGTTGGGGCAAGACCACGATCGGTCTGGACATCATCATTCGCCATGCCATCGCAGGACAACCAGTCGCTTGGTTCGCGCCATACTACAAGTCCTTGTTGGACGTGTGGCGACAGGCGACGATCACGCTTGCGCCGATGATCCAGAAGAAGAACGCCAGCGAACGGCGCATCGAACTGATCGGTGGCGGCTTGATTGAATTCTGGTCACTGGAAGACATCGACGTTGCACGTGGTCGCAAGTACAAGGCAGTCGTCATTGACGAAGCGGCGATGGTTCGTCATCTGAAAGACGCTTGGACAGCCGCCATCAGACCAACGCTTGCCGACCTTCAAGGTGAAGCATGGTTCTTGTCTACGCCAAAAGGACGCAACTTCTTCTGGCAACTGTTCCGCAAGGAAGGCGACGACTGGATGCGATGGCAGATGTCATCATTCAGCAATCCGGCAATCCATCCAGACGAAATCCTTGCAATGAAGGAAGATCTTCCCGAACGGATCTACTTGCAGGAAATCGAAGCCGAATTCGTCGAAGATGGTGGCGGCGTGTTTCGCAAGGTTCGCGATGCCGTGCGCGAAGACATCAGCCGCACGCCAGACAGTCACATCGTCATCGGCGTGGACTGGGGCAAGCTGAACGACTTCACTGTCTTCACGGTCTTCGATGCGGCACAAGGCGCGGTCCTGTCCATCGACCGATCGAACAAGGTTGACTACCACATACAAGTTCAACGCTTGAAGGCACTGTGCGACAAGTGGAAGCCACGGGTCATCGTTGCCGAATCAAACAGCATGGGCGAACCGATCATTGAACAACTGCGGCGTGAAGGATTGCCAGTCCGACCGTTCTTGACGACAGCGTCATCAAAAGCAGAAGCGATCGAATCGTTATCTTTGGCGTTTGAACAAGGTTCAATCCAGATTCCCAACGACATTGTTTTGATCCAAGAATTGGAAGCATACGAAATGGAACGCCTACCATCGGGCAACATCCGATACAATGCGCCAGCTGGTATGCACGACGACATGGTGATGTCTTTGGCACTTGCATTTACACAAACGGCGACAAGACGATCATGGCTTTTCAACTGATAACGCCGACCAAAGGCATCAAGAACTTTCGTGCCGATTCCTTGATCGCTGAAATGTTGCACGGACAGGAAACGAACGCAAAGCACTTGACCATTGTCGAAGCGTATCGGGTCAATGGATTCTTGCGCGCTTGTGTGGACCTTCGTGCGGCGGCACTGGGCGGCATTCCGTTTACGGTCGTAGATGTCAACGATCGGGAAAACATTCTGTTTGATTCCGATGCCGACTACGACTTCCCGGAACAGCTTGGATTCATGACCGGCTGGTCGGACTTGATCTTCAAGACCGAAGCATCGTTGATCTTGGTCGGCGCGGCATACTGGTTGAAGGTCTACGACAACGGCAAGCTGATCACGCTTCAATGGATGTCGCCTAACACGGTCCAGCCACAGCACGACACGTCTGGCAAGGTCTACGCCTACAAGCGAACGGTCAATGGCAAGGAAGCCATGTTGGACGTCGAAGATGTCATTGCCATCTACCAGCAAGATCCACTGACGGAAGTCGGACCGGGCAGTGCCATCGGTTACGCGGCACGCACAGGCGCAGACGTTCTGCATTCCTTGCAGACCTACTTGGACAGCACGCTTGACAACGGTCTGTTGAAGGCAACGCTGATCGGCGTTCCGATGGGGACACCACGCGAAGAA